ATGCGTATTGGGAATCAACGTTTAAAAAACAGAAAGGAGAATTATGAAAGAGAAGTTAACAACTAAAATCTTAATGACCATAGTTACTGTCATTGTTTGTTCAGTAGCATGCGTAGCCGTACCTAAAATGATACTTGCCTTCCCTAAAATCTTAGCACACTATCACATGCACCCACCAACAAACCATGATCTAAAAAAGCAGAGAGAAAGCCTAAGAAAAGATCTTGAAAAACATAGAAGCGCTGAAGACGCAAGAAAGGAATCAGAACGTTTGACGAGAGCTCCTAAAAAAGAGCCTGCGTATAAGCACCCTAAATGGGCACAGATTCAGGTAAACTAAAGTGACAAAAATATTAAAAGTAATCTGGAATTTATTATTAGCATTAAATTTATGCGTTGCATTTGTGGATAATTCAAATTTTAGACGTATACTTTTATTTATTGTTGTTAAAGTAAAGGTATTAGTAATTTATTTAGCAGAAAATTTAAATGGCATTAAATAGTCTTAGTAATAAGCAAATTGAATCATATAGAGAATCTACAGCAAGAATTAATATTTTTGAAGGACCTGTTCGTGCTGGAAAGTCTTTTATAGCATTGCTACGTTGGCTTGATTTTTGCAGATCAGGACCTAAAGGTCCATTAATTATATGTGGAAGAACTGATAAAACTATTAAGCGAAATATAATTACGCCGATGCAAGAAATTGTAGGTAATGCGGTTCAATATTACATTGGAAAGGGAGAGGTTCATCTTTATAATCGTGTAATGTACGTTGTCGGTGCTAATGACGACAGAGCAGAAGCGAAAATCAGGGGATCAGAATTTTCTGGAGCGCTACTTGATGAAGTCTCTCTCCTCCCCGAAAACTTCTTTAAAATGCTGCTTTCTAGACTTAGTATAGAGGGCTCTAAATTATTTTGTTCTACTAACCCAGATTCTCCCTATCATTGGTTTAAAAGAGATTTCATAGATAGAGAGGGCGAACTAGACCTAAAGGTTTTTTCATATAATATACGTGATAATCCAACCCTTAGCGAGAAGTACATTAAGGATTTATCGGCTGAGTATCAGGGGCTTTGGCACAAAAGATACATAGAAGGTTTATGGGTTGTCGCTGATGGAGCTGTTTATGACTTTTTTGACGAAGATATTCACGTTATGCCCATGCCAACTTCTGAAGCTACATACTACATCGTTGGGATCGATTACGGAACGACTAATCCTTGCGTTTTTACCTTAATTGGTTATAACGCTAATCAATACCCTAATATGTGGCTGGAGAAAGAATACTACTATGATTCTAAAAAAGCGATGAGACAAAAGTCAGATTATGACTATTCAAAAGATCTTGTCGAATTTATTAGCGGTTACAATATCAAACGAATATATATAGATCCTTCTGCTGCATCACTTAAACAAGAATTAAGACGTAACTCGATAAACAATGTTATGGACGCTATTAATGATGTTGTACCCGGAATAAGGTTTGTTGGTCAATTGCTTACCAACGGTACGTATAAGATATGTTCTAGTTGCACAGAATCTATTAAGGAATATGGTAACTATTTATGGGATTCTAAAGCCTCTGATAGAGGAAAAGATGAACCAATAAAGAAGAATGACCATTCGTGTGACGCCCAACGTTACGCATTATATACCCATTTTTTCACAAAAAATCTAAGACCTGAGTTCACAGAAAAAGATGCGGAAGAGTTAGAACGCATGTATAGTTAAAAGTTTAATAACATAGAAATTAATTAAAAATTATAGTATAATAAAGCTAGAAGAATAGGCGAATATTATACATTAAATTCTATTTTTTATAAATAATAAATATAGAGGTAATATGAAGAAAATAATTTATTTATGTATCCTGTTTATACTATTTACTTTAGTCGGTTGCAGCTTATTTGTGAAATGGCAGATAAAATATCCAGATAATTTTGTAGAAGAAGAAGTCGAACAGTTCATAGAAGATCAAACAGACTACAGTGTTGATCTAACTCCATTCACAGGTAAAGAAGCGCAAAGGTTAAACCCGAAGGTTAATCCTAAAGGTTAAATACACCAGACTCTAAACCACCCTAGAAATAGGAGAGTCACTCTATACGCGAGGACAATAATGACAGATAATTCTATTGTACGAGAGTACGATGAGCTATATAAAGACGATTATCTAGCTTGGAATCCCTTTTATCCTTTAGCGGATACAGATTTGCGAGCCTATCTAGGCGATCAATGGGACGAAAGGGAAAAGCAAAAGCTGTTTGAAGAGGGAAGAAACGCTCTTGTATTCAACTATATTCGTAGAAATATAAATCTTTTAACAGGATATCAGAGAAAAAACCGTTTGAGCTCTGTTGTAGTACCTACAGAAACTTCAGACCAAATGTCTGCCGACCAATTATCACAACTTCTTCTTTATGCTCTTAATTATGGTGAAGGGTATAGGGCTATATCTGAGTCATTCGGCGGTGCTTTAAAGACCGGATTTAATCTATTAAACATTTGGATGGACTATAGAGATGACCCTATAAATGGGGATATTAAATTTGGTAGAGATCCATATTCTGGTTTTATCTGCGATCCATATTTTACTCAATTATCGTTCGAAGATTGCTCACATGTTATTAAACGTAAATATTTAAGCCTGCAACAAGCTGTATCTTTGCTTCCGGGGCAAGAGAAAGATATTAAGATGCTTGCGAGTCAAGGATGGTCAAGGGATGACAAATTTACTTGGTTGCCATATCAAAAGCAGCCTAACGGCGAAGAATTTTTAGCTTATAACGAAGTTTATAAACAAGGTTGGGAAAACGTCCCTATGCTTGTTGACCAAGAGACCGGAGAGTTCACTGAATGGCAAGGAGACGATGACGGACTACGTTTCTTTATCAAAAACTATCCTCAATTAAAAGTAGTGAAGAAACCTAAGAAATACATTGATTGTCATATTATTTTAAATGACGAATTTATGCGAACTGAAAGGAATCAATACGGCCTAGATGAGTACCCGTTTGCTCCTATGGTCGGTATATTTGAACCAGAATCGGATTCGTGGGCTCTTAAACTTCAATCGCTGGTACGTTGTCAATTAGACCCACAAAAAGAAGCAAATAAACGACGCTCACAGATGATCGACGTATTGGATTCTCAAGTAAACTCTGGCTGGCTGGCCAAAAAGTCTGCCGTTATTAATCCTAGATCACTATTTCAAACGTCTCAGGGAAAGGTGGTTTGGAAAGAAGATGATGCACAGCCGGGCGATATAGAAAGGATTCAACCAGCTCAGATACCTCAAGGTATGTTTGAGCTCCAGAAACAGTTTGACCAAGACATAATGACTATAGTCGGCGTAAATGATGCAGCATTTGGAATGACTGAGAACGCACAAGAGTCTGGGATTATGATGATGCTTAGACAGGGTGCTTCAATAGTAAATTTGCAGGATGTATTTGATAATCTTCGCTATGCACAGAAGTTAATCTCTAAAAAAGCTCTTAAATTAATACAGACTTGGAAACCAGAGAAAATAGAAAGAATAATTAATCAAAAGCCTACAGATCAATTTTACAACCGAGACTTTATAAAATATGACATTACAGTTCAAGAGGGCGTCTTAACAGACAATCAAAGACAAATCTACTTTAGACAACTAACTGATCTATATCAATTAACAGGAGCTAATCAAGGAAGCCCTATAACTCCAAAAATGTTAATTGAAGCAGCTCCTTTACAAGGTAAATCTGAATATAGCAAGCAAGTAGCTGAAAACGAAAAACAGCAAGCGCAGCAAGCGCAGCAGCAACAGCAAATACAGCAACAGATTCTAAACTCCCAGTTAGAGCTAAATAAGGCTACATCTATAGAAAGAATAGCTAGCAGTAAAGAAAGATTTACACGCAGCGTAGCCAACATGGGACTTGAAGATTCTCGAGCAGCCGATGCAATAGATTCAAGAGCTTCGGCAGCCCTAGACAAAGCAAAAGCTATGAAAGAACTCGACTCAATGGATGATGACAGACTAGTGAAATATATGGACATGATTACAGCGATGGAAGAGATGGGACGAGTAAAAGAAGAGCAAGTCAAACAAGATGACGTAGAAATTTCTGCAAGAGCTGAGCAAGCAGTATCTCAGCAAATGCCAGAACAAGCAAACCAACCTTCGGAGGATCAAAGTGGACAAGGTGAAGAGTAATAATTCATCTAAAGGAGGAATAAGTCTTAAAGATAACACACAGGCAAGCCCTGTTAAGTCTATTAATACTAATTCTGAACAATATGATGTAGGAAAAGTAAAAAAATATTCTGCTGGTAGCAAGGGATATCCCTCTCAAGCACTACCAAACAGCATATAAGGAAGATAATTTATGGTTCAAGAGACTGGAGAAACCCGCAACGCAATTATTGAAGACGACAACAAAGAGATACATGCAATCGTAACTGCAAATAAGGACAAAAAAGCTCCTTATTGGATTGTAGTATTCGCTAAACCGTCCAAAATTGCAGTCGATGGGAAACCCACTTTGGTGAAACATATTAAAGCGTACACAACCAAACCGCTTCCACAAGTAGGAATGATTTGCGGTGAAGTTGATAACTCAAAAGGAACTATCGATTGGGAAGTCAACATGCCACAAAGACCGTTTGATTTTGATGCGCTTCAATTAGTAGGAGCAAAGCCCTGTGATGAGGTAGTCGTAGAAACTACCACTATCCCAGGAGCATATATAACAAAATAGTGCCGCCGACACTAGCTGACCACCCTGAAAACCATCAGGAGCTAGACCGGGCGAGTTAAAAAGGAGCTATACGCGATGACTGAAGAAATTAACGTTTCGGGCGATCAAAACGTGGAAGACGCCGTTCCACCCTCTGATGAAACTAATCAAGTTCAACAAGAGCAAGTAGATGATGGCAATGTTCAACAAGAACAAAACGTACCGTTATCTGCACTGCAATCTGAAAGAACGAAAAGACAGCAGATGGAAGATGAACTTCGAATGATAAAGGACCATTTAGCCCTAAATCAAGTGTATCAATCTCAACCAGTTCAAAAGAAAGATGATTTTGACGGACTGGAGGATGGAGACGTCATGACGGTTGGGGAGTTTAAAAAGCTCTCTGGAAGCCTGGCAAATCAATTCAAGATGTCGATTGAAGAACTGAAGATGGCTCAAAAAAATCCAGACTATCAAGAAGTCATTACAAAATATTTACCCGATATATTGAAACAAAACCCAGGTCTAAAAAGTACCTTAAAAAAAACTCAGGATTATGAACTTGCATATTATTTGGCTAAAAACTCCGATGCTTTTCGGGGCGAAAATAAGAGAAGTAAGAAATCTGCTGATGCACAACGCATAGTTGAAAACTCGCAAAGAGCGGGTAGTTTATCGAGCACAGGTTCTTCTTCTCCAATTTCTAAAGCTAGACGATACAAGGACATGTCAGACGATGAGTTCAAACAGGTAGTTAATAGACATCTAGGATAAAAAAACTAGGAGTTTTTTATGACTATGACAACAACAGCGGTGTTGCCTCCAGCGGTTCGGGAATATTCCGACAGGCTTTTATTGATGACAGCGTATCCAACGCTTATTCATTGTAAATTTGCCCAGAGACGTATTCTTCCTGAAAAAAATGGAGACACCATTATATTTCGAAGATATTCAAAACTTGACACTGTACCTATTCCATTAGTTGATGGACGTACTCCTCCAGGAGCACCTCTATCTGCCAGTGATATTAAGGCTCGTGTCAGCTTTTATGGTAACTTCGTAACAATAACCAATCAAGTCCAACTTACAGTTGAAGATCGTGTTCTAAACGAATCTGCAAGACTACTTTCACAAAATTTAGCCCAAACAATGGATGAAGTAACGCGCGACGTTCTCAGTTCGACCACTTCTGTCCTACAATGCAGCAACGGAATTAACGGCGAGACTCCAACAGAGTTGACTAAAGCTGATATTGACTCAGCAGTTAAGACATTGCTCGGAAATGATGCTGAGATGATCTCAGACGTAGTAACTGGAACTAATGCTTATGCTACAAGCCCAGTTAGACCCGCATTTTGGGGATATATGGATACTGATTTATTAGATGATCTTGAAGCTGTAGCAAGTTTCCAGAACTCAAGCAATTATTCTTCTCAACAAACTGTATTAGACTCAGAATGGGGCTCAACGGGCAATATCCGATGGTTATACACATCAGCAGGCTCAGTAAGTGATGCTGCAACACCAGTCTATAACAATATAATTGTTGGAAAAGAGGCTTATGCTGTAGTGCATCTAAAATCTGAAACAGGTGATTTCTATGTAGAACCACTTGGATCAGGCGGATCAGCAGACCCACTTCACCAAAGAGGAAGCGTAGGCTGGCAACACCCATTTGTCGCTCGTATATTGAACGATGCGTTTATGTTAAATCTAATGGCAACCCATAGCTAATAAAGGAAAATTTTATGTCACAAATAAAAGTATGGGGATGGACTAATCCCGCAACAGCGGTTGTTCGTAACGAATCAATCGGGTTTACAGTAAGTGAAATTACCGTAACAAATATTACAGATGGGTGGCAGAAATACTGGAACTCATCCATGGCCGATGCTTCCTATATCCTTGTGGATACAGGAACATATACAAATACTAATGGTTTTACCCCATTAGCACAATCTACAGCGGTTGGAGCTACTGTGAGCGGATTCACAAATGCTAGCCCAGGGGTTATGACTGTAAATACTACAGGTGTTTTTGGTTTTGCAGCCGGTGATACCATAAAAGTATCTGAGTTAGCAGACGATTTAACAGGAGACGCTAGTTTAAACAATACGTTTACTATTGCTTCTGTAACTGCAACTACTATTACTTTAGTAGAAGACACTTCTGTAACTGGATACAGCGTTTATGTATCTGGCGGAAAGGCAGTAAGAGTATCCGATACTGACGGAAAAGCGATACCAGTTGAAAACCACGCAGTTGGTGGAATCATACTTGGTACCGATCCAGTCGGCGGAAACGATGATGTTATGGTAGCTGTAGCACATGGCGACAATGTAGTCGTGTAGTCTATAGGATACAAATAAGAACCACAAAGGTCAGGGGGCTTAGTTCCCCCTACCTTTTATTAACGCGAGGTAGAAATGAGTGAATTAAAACATCAAAGTCGATCAATGGATGATCTTCAAAAGTTGCCTATAATTGGTAAGCATCTGGCGAATGAAAAGGAAGAAAAATTCCTTCGAGAAGTCTGCGAATTTGAGTTTATGAACATAGAAGAGCCAGGTCTTTCACATAGATTTCCTTATGGAAATGCTAAGGAACACCATAATTTTACGCTATTTCATGGGGGAAAATATAAGCTTCCTAGGTTTATAGCACAATGGATAGAGTCAAGAAATACACCAATTTGGGATTGGCGACCTAATGGAGAAGGTGGAATGACAAAAAAACTTATTGGAAGGAATTCAAGATTTCAAATGAGACAGGTATACGGAGGATAAAATGGCTACTACTTGGACTAAAGCAGAGATAATGCAAAAAATCAGACAGGTTACTGGACGATTTAGCGAAGACGATATGTCTAACGTTGAACTGAGTGATAGATTAAATAAATATTATCTATATACATTTCCAGCAGAAGTTAAACTTGAACAAAAACATGTGTTTTACGATTTTTTGACAACTACGAATCAAGCTACTTATGCAGCACCAGATGCTACATACACTAACTTTGAACCACCTGCTACTGTAAATAACTTATCGATGCTATGGTATCAAGATTCAGCCAAATTTGAAGATGAAAACCCTCTTCAATATAATTTTTCAAATCCATGGACGGGAGACGGTGTTACAGTAACGTTTACAACAACGGTGACTGGATTTCCGATATACCCGTCTACTCTAACAATATCTGATAATGTAGAAACATTTGAAGACATAACGACAACTTGGACTACAGCCGATATAGTTATTACTGGTTCGGATGGTGGAACGGCTACTATTAATTATAGTACAGGAGCGGTAACGGTAACGTTTAATGCTGCTCCAGCAGACGGTCAGCTTATCTACTTAAATTATGTACTATTTAAAGCAGGAAGACCAGAAGCAATACTTTATTTTGCTAATAAATTCCAATTGTTTCCTGTTCCAGATCAAGCATACGTAATAAAAATGCGATCTTACCAAATTGTGACAGCTCTTGTAAACGCTACAGATACGCCAGATTTAAACGAATGGGGCGAGTGTATAGCTTATGGGACTTCTAGGGGTATATTCTCTGATTTTGGCGAGAACGATGCCTACGCCGAAATTACGGCATTATATAAAGAACAAGTAAGCTACATACTAACAAGAACAGAGCAAGACTTATTAAATACAAGATCTACGCCTAACTTTTAAGGAGTAAACAATGGCTTGGGATAAGACACAACCAACAGATACCACAAAGCTAAGGCGGTTAGGTGAGGTTATTAGACCTAATTGGGATGCTATAGAAACAGCAGCCGTAACATTTCTGCCACGTGCTTTAAATTTAGCAGACAGAGACGAACTAGGTCTTGCACCAAACCCTACTGCAATAGCTGATGCAGCAATACTATATTCTAAACAGAACGCAGCCGGAAAACCACAAGCATTTGTAATAGATCCTGATTCTGTTATAACACAATTAACTGGTGGAAGCCTTACCGCAGCATCACCAGGTAAACTTGTTCTTCCAAATGGATTTACAATAATATGGGGGACTGGAAACGCTACAACTACATTTGTTACTAAAAATTATGGTTTATCAGGCTTTAGTAACAACTGTTTCCATATATCTGGAAGTGCTAATGGCGGAACTAAAACTATAGGATTCTCTATAACAAGTAAAACTCAGTACAAAGTTAAGTGTGATTCTACAACATCCGCATACTTTTTTATAGCAATAGGCAACTAAGGGTTAAAAATGAGTTTAAAACCATTGTCAATAGCACCGTTTAAAACAGGCCTAGACACTGACGTTGAGGCGTGGCTAGCTCCAGTAGATTCTTTCAGAGAATTAGATAACATTCATATTAAACATGGTTACCTGCAAAAAAGACAAGGATATAGGTTATTTGGAACTTTAATTACAGACACGATATCTATACTTTCTATATCACAAGCAGCCATAGGCGTAGTTGTTACAACGGCAGCACATGGTTATACTACAGGAGATATAATCTATATTTCAGGTGTCGTTGGAATGACAGAAGTAAATGACGTTTTATTAACCATAACTGTAATAAATGCAACTTCTTTTTCTATAGGAGTAAATACAACTGCTTATGATGCTTATGTTAGTGGTGGAACAATACTAAACATTAGTGCTTATAGAGTAATGGGCATCACTCGATATATAGAAGCTAGCGGAGCAAAAACAACATTAGGGTTTAATGCACGAAGAGCTTTTAGGTATGATACAGCAGCAGTTCCACCAATCTTTACTCCTTTAGATGCAGTTAATATAGCAAGTGGAGGAGAGTATGATTATATTTGGTCGGCAAATTGGCAGTCTGGCTATGGTACAAACAGGATGTATTTTACAAACGGAAAAGCAGGAACTCCTGCTGCTGCTCCTACAGTTGACGGTATTAGGTATTATGATGGTACAACAGACGCTAATAATACTGTAGCGTTTAACCCTGTTTTGAGCCCAGCAGCTCCAGCAGTACAGCGTACGTTGGTTGGGTCGAAGCTAATCTTTTCACTAGGTCAGCGTCTAATTGTTTTAAATACATATGAATATAACACTGTAGCAACAGCTAATTATCCGCTAAGAGCTAGATGGTGCGCTAAACAGAACCCTAGTAATTGGAATGATGTAGTGGCAGGTGGTGGTGGATATACAGACGCAGCAACAGGAGATCACATTCTATCGGCGCGTCAAATACAGAATCAAATCATTGTCTTCTTTACCAACTCTGTTTGGTCATTAATACCAACATCTGATCCTAACAGAGCTTTTAAGTGGCAAAGAATAAACAATTTCCGAGCATGCGATGGAAAAATGGCATCTATTGGATATGATAGATATGCAGTAGCATTTGGAATAAGAGGAATAACTGCAACAGATGGAGTAGAAACAAGAAGAATTGACGATAGAATTTCAGAGTTTACAACAAATGATATAAACGTAGACGAATTTCAAAAGGTATTTTGTGAAAGAAGCTATTCAAAGAAAAGATTATGGACATTATATAATACAATAGCAACTTTAGATAACGAGAGCGATAAAGCACTTATTTTAGATGATGAGTCAAGAGCTTTCTCTACTTATACTATTGATCTGAATTGTCTTGGATATGGAAATTTTGCAGAAGACTTTTCATTAGACGATTTTACAGCAGCTAAGAATTTAGATTTAGCTTTAGATGACTTTGCAGATGAAGATTTATTTTCATATTTCTGGCAAGAAAACCAAGAGACTCTTCTTGGTGGTGATGTCTATGGAGATGTATATGTATTAGAAACAGATGGAGACGATGACGGTAGTTCAATTTCATCAACATTCACTACAAACGCTTGGAATCCATTTAAAGAAGAAGGTTTAGAATCTAAGTTAAGTTATATTGATTTCTATGTTGATACTAATATAAACACAGAAGCAACTATTAGTTTCTATAAAGATACTGATGTATCTCCTTATATAACTAAAAAATTCGATTTCCTTCCTAATTTAAACTATGTTTCTTCAATTATAGATGCAACAGCAACAAATCCAGTAAACGTTAATCCTCCTAATCATGGACTTAGCACAGGAGATATAATTTATATCTACGGTGTAGAAGGAATGATAAACATAAACAGTGGAGAGGCTGCTGAATCATATACGATTACAGTAGTAGACGATAATAACTTCACTCTAGATGGAATAAATGGAGTTGCTTTCCCAGCATATACTGGTGGAGGAAGGATATATTTAAAGAAATTTTATAGAACAAAGACATGGAAAAGAGTTTACGGTGGTGGTGTTGGATTTGAACATAGGATAAGGCTTGAATCTGAAGGAATAGATAAACAATTTAAAATACATGCTTTACAACCATATTTTAAACCTATTGGGAAAAGGATGCCAAACTAATGAGCTTACCATCAGAAATAACATTACCTTTAAGAGTAGATTATAATAGTGATGAAGACATAGATAGATACCTTCGTGATTTAATTTATGAGCTACAAGGGATGTATGGAAACATTACAGATAACGTTAATGGATTCATACGAAATAATGCCGACATAGACCAAGCTCAATGGATACCAACACTTAACGGAACTGTAGTTGGTACGTTTACTTATACAAGACAAGTTGGTTGGTCAATTAGACAAGGAATATATACTGAAGTATTTGCAGATATAGCATGGACAGCTACTACAGCTGGCGGAAACCTATATTTAGAGTTGCCATATTTAGTAACTAATTCAGACGGTATGCCGTTTGTTGGAACTGTACAAGCTTCAAATGTTGCCTATTTAGGTAACTATTTAGTAATAAACGCCATACCTAGTACGTATAGAGGTGAATTATATAGCGTCACACCAGCTCTGCCGACAGCTAACTTAGCAGTACCAGCATCTGGGCGTCTAATAATACACTCAAGATATATAGGTATTGAAGACGAATAGGAAAAAACATGAATAAAATAGATGAACTAAGATGGGTAAGAATTTTCACTATCGAGCATTTACCCAATTATTTGGTAGATCAAGTTAGATATAGAACATATTCCGTTGAAGAATTTTTCAAATATCAACAATTAAATTTATTAATGCAAGGCGAAAAAGGTATTTCACTTAATCCATTTAATCACATTTACATATTAGCAGATAAAGAGAATTTAGTTAGAGGCTTTGTGTGGTTGACTATAGATCCTTTATCAAAAGATATTTTTATACAAACGTATTCGGTTGACAAGGAATATTGGGGACGTGGCTTAGCAGTAAAAAAGCTATCAGATCATGTTAAAGAAATCAGAAACAAAGCAAAACTTAACAAGATATTTTGGCTAACAGCATATCCAAAACATTCAATGCGATACGGTTTTAAAGCTTCCAAGCAAGTTTTAATGGAGTTTGATCCAAATGCTGAAAAACAAGAAAAAGTAACAGAAAACATCAAAACAGAAGATAAAAAAGAGGCTATTTCTAGCTAAAATGGGCAACACATTATACATAATGTTGCATGGAGGTAATTATCGGACAGACAATGTTAGGCGGAGTAGAAAACAAAGGTAATGTTGACCTTTTGACTCCTCAACAGCAAGGTTATTTAAGTAATACAATGCAAGGTGCTGATCCAGAGCAAATGCAACAAATGTTTCAAAAATCGTTTGTAGATCCAGCTCAGCAGATGATGCAAAGGCAGACAATACCAGGAATTAAAGAACAATTCATGGGTATGGATGAGACTGGTGCTTCTGCATTAAATCAAGCTTTATCACAAAGTGCTACTGATTTAAGTACATCGTTAGGCAGCCAAATGATGAATCAATATAATTTAGGTCAAAATAGAGGCCTAAATGCAGCAGGAACAAAACAATTCTCACCAATGATACATGAACAGCAGGGTATTTTAGGCAATATCATAGACGCTATAGGCAAAATCATTGGTGGAGGGCTATCAGGGAGATAAAAATGGTTATTAAACTAGATTATGATTCAGGGTTAGGTAAAGGTTTAAGCAGCTTAGGCTCTTCTATAGGATCGGTCTTAAAAGAAAGAGCAGAAAACGCTCAACTGCAAAAGATGCTGAATCCGCAAGAAACTGCTGCTGCTGCTACACAAGATTTTAGTAAAGATGAAGGCTTTAGGAAGAATTTTTTAGATATGATTCAAGGATATGAAAACGAAACTGGTGAGATGTTAGAACCGAACCAACTAGATTTTATGTGGAAAGCATCAGTCCAAAAAGCACAAGCTCAACAGAAACAAGAACAGAAAGCCTCTGGAACGCGTCAGTTTAGTATGCCACAATTAGCAGCAATAGCTAAAAAAAACCTTCCCTTAGCCAAGATGCTTCAAGACGATCAACTTGCAAAAGAAAAAATGGGGCAACAACGGCAGTTAGCCCAAGAAAGTAGAGCTTATCAATCGAATGAACCGTTTTTCAAAGAAGTTGATACTTTAAGAAATACAGTACCAAATCAAGAGGCTAATCTTTTAAGAATTGGTATGGTTTTGGGTTCAGATGATTTGAGTTCAATAAGAAACTTAGCTTCTGAAGTATTTGCAGATAAACTACCACCAGAATATATAGCTACATCATCTGCAAATGAATTAAAATCTGCTGTCAAAGATGCTTTTGTGGCTGATTTAAAGTCGCTGCCAACAGGATCTAGATTAAATCAGTTCATTGAGAAAAACCTACTTGCTGCTTTAGAATCTCCATTAAAAAGCCCAGAAAACAATCAGATAATTTTAGAGGCTCAAAAATTTGATTTAGAGAAAAACAAGAAAAAAATTGAAATAACCGATAAACTTTTAGATGTTTATGCTAATGCTGGAAGAGAACCTCCGTCTCATATAGCACGTGAAGTTGATCGGCAATTAAAACCTTTTGTCGATAAACAAATACAAGATCTTACTAAAAAGATTAAAGGAATAACAGAAGGAAACGTTTCTTCTTTTGGCAATCAGTCTTTAGAAATCGCAAAAAATAGAATTAAAGGTAAACCTCCTAAATCTGGAAGCATATGGATGCTTTCTCCTGATGGAGACATTGTTGGAGTTCCTAAAGATCAAGTTAAAGGTGCTCAAAAAGCTGGTGGAAGGTTAATAAGATGAGTTCAAACTTTGACTGGAACGCTTTACCAACATTAAGCAATGAAGGCGATATATCTACAGAAGCAACTGCTGAAGCAGCTCCTAAGGAACAAACTGCTGGCTATTGGAATAAGTTTGAAAAACTATCTACAAAAAAAGAAGGCAAATTAAAAACAGCAGGAAGATATGTAGTTCAACCAGCAATAGGTGCGTTAGAGTTTACAACACCTGGAATAATAGCTGGCGCATGGCAACTGCTTGGTACTGGCGATGCTCTAGCTGAAATGCAAGATTGGGAATATGGAGACAAAGAAGCAGAGCTTAGAAGAAAGTTTCCGTCTGCTCCTTGGAAAGACAAACCAGCTTTCGATAAAGAAAAGTATATGGAAGCTTTAGATACAGCATCAAAGACAATACCAACCGTATCTAATATAGCAGCATTTATAGAAGATCAAACTGGTGCTCCATTAAAAGCTAATACTAAGGGACAAAGACTTCTAAGATTATCAGGTGGAGCTGGTAAAATTAGACCAGGAGGAGTAAGTGAAAAGCTGACAGCAGCGGTCATTGCACCAACTGTATCTGGAGGATTGCAAGAGATAGGAGTTCCTGAACCTATAGCTGATATAGCTGGACTTGTAGGTGGAGGCTTAACGCCTAAACCTGGTATTGAAAAAAGTATTAAAGCCTCTGGGCTGCCTACTAGATGGTATGAAAGCATTAAAAAAAATACGAAACTAACTCCAGCACAACATGAAAAGGTTAGATTAGCTGTAGAGTCGGACGTAAAGAAGTTAACTACTGATCTTGTAAAGAAAGAAAGTGAGACTGCAAGAGTTTTGGGAGAAGATCCTGGTTTCCCATCTAAAGTTGAAGAAATGTTTGGAAAGGTAGAAGGTTTAGCTAAAAATTTAAAAGAAGAAGTTCCGACATCTAACATAAGAGGTGCATATAGAACGAGAATGAAAAACAGGACAACGAAAGGGATTTCACCAGATGAGTTTGAACTTTCTTATGCAAAAGAAACAAAAAAGCTATATGACACAATTCCTGTAGGAAAAAAATATAACCCATCAAAAATAGTAGAACAATATAGAAAGAATAATAAATCTTTTGGAGAATTATATGAACCAGGTAAATCTGGAGCTTCAAATAGAGCTAAAAGAGAAGCATTATTAGATTATAACAGATCTATAGCAGACTCATTTGAAAAACTATACCCAGAATCAGAGTTTAATAATTTATTTAAGCTATCTAATAAAAAATACAGTGAATTGATGGACTTAGAGAACATCGATTCTTTTATGAATAAGATTTTTACAGACAAAAAGATAAATTACAAAGAAGCTAATAAATTATTTACTAATCCTAGAACACAAAAACCTTTTAAAAACATATTAGGGGAGAAAGGATATAAAGAACTAGAGGGAATATTCAAAGATTTTCTACCTACAGAAAAAGCAATGTCTCTATTAAAGAAAGGAGAAGCTCTTGGCTTTGGAGAGATGACTAAATTAGGCGCTAAATGGGTCATTAGTCCTACATGGAGTAAAATATCAGCCGTTAATAAAGCGTTTAAAGTGCTTAGGAATAACATGCTTTCTATGCCTAAATTTAGGGTTACATGGAAAAGTGCTTTAGATAGCCTTAAGAAAGGAAGGTTTAAAGAGGCTCAAAAAGGGTTTAAAGAATTAGATAAAATTGAAAAACAGACGTATGAAAAAGTAAAAGATTATTACCAAAAGTTAAATAAAGAGAATCCAAGTGTAGAAAATTCAAAGTTATTAGATCAGATTTTAGAAGTAAACCCAGAATTTTCTAAAAGACAACGGTTAAAAGAACCAGTTGACTATTTAAGACATTCTGATCTAAAAAAAGTTAATTTAAAAAACAAAAAAACAAAATTAGCTAAAAGAGAATGGGATAAATATTTAAATAAGGATGTATTTAATAAATATTATAATGCTAAGTTAAGCGAACCAACTCACTTAGGAACCGTAGGCGATCTAATAAAAGAACC